CTTACATCCATAGAAAAATACTTTTTGCAGAAATCAGCCCATGCTGCACCATTAAAGTATACTGAAATGTCTCCTTTTCCTTTATTATATAAGTGGTCATCCCCGTACACTATTAATCTCACTATCGCCCTAATATGAAGTTCCGTTAATTCTCTATCCTCGAGAGGCGTCTGGAAGAGAACATGTACACAAAATAATGAGAATATAAATGCAGCAATCCAAGAATCCATATGCGAAGTTTGAAACATACCTGATGCTACACTTCCCTCAATCGAAACCCATAAGTCCCCAAACAAGTAACATATTCTAAGAACCATATTTTTAATTAGGAACTTGACGATTCGCTCCAATATCGGATAATCTGGAGATGTCTTATCAAAATACACTGCTATCTGAGACCAATAAACGTTAATAAGCGCAGTCGCAACGGATTGATCATACTTCTTAAAATCCCCTTCTACTATGATCTTATCCCAACAATTCTCCCTATTAATACCTAAACAGTGCGCAAGCGTATCTGACCCTCCTCGCGGCCACTTATGTCCAATTCTTATAACTTTTCCTCTTTCTATCAAATGGCGCTCAAGGGAGACCATTCTCTCCAGGTAGATAAAGACCGAACTAGGAATATTGAACAAGCGCAATTTGTCCATAAACGCCGCCCATTCTTCATCACTATACTGCTTCGTAAAGTTAAAAAAATTCTCATTCTTAGCCGGCAGGGTCCAGTGTACAGGAGGTTCTTTTCCAAACGCAATAAACTGATATATCTGATCCAGTACTTGATCATGAAACTCCATCTTCTTCCCCTTACTCTTCACCTTGAGAACCTCTTCATTAGACAACTTAACCTCAAAATTAGGGGCCTCATACTGTCCACTAGATGCTCCTAGATACATACCTCGGAGTGTGCTTACGCTACACTTCCATTCACGCTGTTTTGAAATATCTATGCCCATCATAGAGTACAGCAAATCCAACGCCTGAGGGGCTAACTTCAGGGCTTCAGCCATCTTTTCCGGGTCTCTCTTTCGATCAAATAATAGCACTGCATCTGCTAGCTTTCTCGGGTACATGTTCGTCATAGCACTCACTACATGTGGTCGTCCGTTATCCTTACCACACGCCCAGTAGTAAGCCGACTGCTGGCGCATACATATAGCCCACAAGGGACGCACTTCCTCTGGTGAGTCAGACCATACGTACTTTTCCATCTCATCCCATGAATAAGCCATTTGAGGAAATCGCTCTGAAAACCAAGCCACATCGGATCTCTTTAACGCCAACTGCACTTCTCTAGTAGGTGTTGGTAATACGACGTCTGTAGGCCAGACTGGGTTCACTTTAAAAGGTGCCTGAACCACTTTCACTGTTGAGTTTTTTGAAAGCTTAGCACGCAAATACTGCTCTGTCTCTTGCACTGGTATTCCAGATAGACCCTTTGCCCACGTATCCATCCATACACAAGCCTCAAAAAATTGCTTCTTTAAGGACCCTGATCCTTGCCATGACAAGCCTTGAGTCATCTTACCTCTTCCCTTCACTGTCAGCACACATGTGCATGACTCTTTATGATCACAATCTTCACGAGATACACTAACACTCCAATTTTCTGACATCTTCTTCTTCTTTGTAAATTCGTAAGCTGACCGAAGATGCGGGGACACACGAATTAGTCGCTGCAAAGCTGCTTGACTTGCCCCGAAACTCTGAAAAGGAAAGTATACGGCTATGTAACTAGATGCGTCACCACGACCTGGAG